GTCTAATTTAATTTTTGTTCTTCCGAAAAAAGAAAATCGGAAAATTTACAACAATACTACGATTAATATTGTTGCTGATAAAGCACCTAAACCAAAACTCTCAAACATTGCTTTCCATCTTGGTTTACTAGCTTCATCTAAATCTTTTTGTAAAATATCTATTTTTTGTTTATATAATTCTTCATTACTTTCTAATTGAGCTTTCGCTTCTTCAAATTTTTGTTTTTCTAACGATGCTTCTTCTCTTGCTAAATTAACTTGCTTCGATAATTCTACAGTTGTTTCTTTATAAATTTTTAATTTTTCTTTTAAAACCTGACAAGATTCTAGTTCAACAACAATCTTTGAAGTATTTGGAAAGTCAATTGTTGATATTTCAGTTTCTTGATTAGCAGATGTAGTTGATGATTGAAGTTTCTCAATTTCATGTCTAGAACCACTTCCATTAGAAATAGATGGAACTAACAAAAATAGTAAAACTAAAACAGTTATAAAATATTTATTGTACATCATACTTCATCTCCTTTAATCTCTTCTTAGCTTCTTTCATTGTTTTTGGAGGTTGTATATTTTTTTCTTTAATGTCAGATTTCTCTAATAGTTTCTTATATATTATTAATGTTTTATTACTTTCTTTAGCTTTTTTATTTACTTCTTTTAGTTGTTCATCTAAATCTTTTATTGTATTTTCATAATTTTTTTGCTTTTCTGCAATAAGTTTATCAACCATTTCCATAACTATTTTACTTTGTGGATCCGGATGATATGTACCATACTTAAAAGAAATGTACATAAAAATTAGACACACAATGATTACAGGAACATACCAATAATTCTTCACATTAGTTTTTTGTTCATCTGTTAGTTGTGGTAATGACATAATAACTCCTTTCTTATTACAATATAACTATATAAACGTGATTTAAGATGCAAGTCACATTTAGTAACTTGCATCTTAAAATCTAATTTACAAAAATATGTTACTTATTTTTTACTTTTATCATATGCTTTTTTAGCAACAACACCACCAGCAACAGCAGCTCCAGTACCAACAGCAGCAATCACTTTAGCCTTAGTAGGTAATGCACCAAACTTAGCATAATATTTCTGAATAAATGCTAAACATCTTCCATAAGCAGCGCCTGTAGTTGTGGCAACAGATTTTGCTAAAGCAACCATTTTATCTTTAATTGACACTGCAGTACCAACAACTTTTTTCTTCATTTGTTTTAAAGTGATTTCTTGAAGAATGTCAAGAGCTTTTCCTTCAGACATAACTTCAATTTTTTCCATCAGTTTTACATATTTTTCCGCGCTAATTTGTTCTGTTAAGAATCTCTCAGTAACTACATCTTCCAACGTATTTTTAAACATATTATTTCCTCCATTTTTTAACTCAAGTCCTTCTTGAGCTCTTTGTTTTTTCTTAGCCAATACAGCAGCTGTTGTTAAACCTAATCCAGCAGCACCTGCTAATCCAGCAGCAACCGGATGTGCTTTAGCTAATTTCCATGCAGCTTGCGATTTCTTTGCAATAGCTACTTTAGCATTTTGTGCAATTTCTTTTGCTTTATCAACAACAGTTGGATTCACTGCTACTTTTTTCATCTTTGCCTCTGTAATTGTCATAATTTTTTTGAAGTCATTTGCAATACCCATTTTGTAATTCCTCCCATATATTTTGTTTAAATGTATTATAATAAGAATTTATTATTTGTTCTTATTCATTTTGAAGATTAGAAAAATTTCTTTTTTAATCTTCCTTACAACTTCTTCATAACTTTTTTTAGTATTTTCTTAACTTTTACTTTTGGAAAAAATTTCTTTTTCATTCCTTTTAGTTCTCGATATTGATGAACAGCTTCCACTCCTTTTTCTTCCATTTCATCTGCATCTGAATCTCTAGAATGTTTTTCACATAAATACTGCAAATATGATTCTAATATCTTCATTGTTTATTTCCTTCTGTGAAGATTATCATACTTAGTTTCAAAATCAGAAACCAATTTTTTAATTTTTTTCACACCTGGTTTAATTTGTCTTCTTTGTAATCTATATATTAATGCTCTAATTTTTCCTTCACTTAATTCTTCATTTTCATAGACATCTCTTTTTGCAGCAGGAATAGAAGGTTCTGGCTTAATTTCTTTTTCTTTCTCAATTCCTTTTGTAATATTATTACCAATTCTTTTTCCAATTACTGCCATATCAGATGAAGAAGGTGGTTGTCCTTGCTCATTTAAATATTCTAAATAAAAATCAATCTCTACCCCTTCTTTCTTTACTTTCTTTTTCTTCCATTTCTTATATGCTAAATACCCAACACCTATTCCAGTAACAATCGCAGGTAGATTCTTTTTTGTTAAATAACCTGCACCTATTGCTAGGCTTTTTTTGACGTCCATCTAATTTAGTCTCCAATTTATTTAATTAGTTTGTTTCCTTCAGGTTGTTACGCTTGCGTCACGATCACTTTATCTGTTTCTTTCTCTTCGCCATCTCTGCCTTTAATGCAGCTTTCTTCTCTTTAATTTTTAAAATCCTATCTTCATACGCATGTTTACATTTTGCAAGTTCAGTATTATACTGTGCTTCCAAATGTTTTATTTCTCGGTAAGGGAAACCTTTCGTTTTTACAAGTTTTTCATTATATTTATTAAATGCTTTGTCCCTGCAATCTCTAAATTGTTTATTCGTTTCTCTAATTAATTCTCTTATCATTCTATCAATACCTACCATTCCAATATATACTACTGCTGCTGGTACAATTGCTCTACCAACTTTCTTAGCTACTGAACCAATCCCTTCTTGTAAACTATCTAATTTTTGTTTTTTTAATTGTTCTAATTCTTGTAATGTTATCATAATTACGTCTCCTATTTTTTATTTATTTCTAAGAGCTTTCAACTTAGCGATCTTCTCCTTTATCTTCTGTTGTTTTTCCTTAATAGGAACCATCTCTTTATAATATCTAGCTGTACATTTATCAATACATTCTTGACGATTTATTTTAATTCTTTTTATATCTTCTGGTGTGTAGTCAGGATTATTTTCAGCTGTAGATAAATCATATCTCAACTCACACTTGCTTTTACATTCATGCGCAGTTTTACCATATTCTCTAATTCTTTCTTTATATGCTATGTATATATTTGTTAATGCTGACAACGCCATTGTACCACCAATAACAACAGCGGGATTAATAGCTTCATCCAAATAATTTAGATACGCTTCCAAAATTAATTTATCTTTCATTATTTAAACCTCTTATTGCAATCATAAACGCAATCTTTTAATTTTTCTTGTGCATTATAATAATTAGGTTGTGTAAAATAATCTACCCCATGTTTATCAGCTAACACTTTTGCCTTATCCATTTTAACTCTATATATTTGACATTTTCTTAAACAATTCATTAATGGTTTATCACCTAATTGTTTCTTATATACTTTCTGTGCTAATTTTTTTCTCCATCCTCCAGCTTGTAACATAGTCTCACCTGGATAGATACTTGTATTATGCCAGTCTCTATAATCTGGATCTTCTTTTTCTAAAAAGAATTGTTCATAGAGCTTCATATTAAAATCCTCTTAATGTCTAACTAGACCTGATAAATCTTTTATTGAATATTGTTGCTCTGCTGGTTTTCTTATATGTACCTTAAGAAATTTATCCAGTTGGTTTCTAATTGATTTTCTAATAGAATTTAATCTAACCCATTCAGGTGAACCTTTTTCTATCTGTGACATTGTTTGTCTTATACCTTTAGAATCTGAAATTAATTTATCTATGGTTTGTAAACTAGGAGTCTCTTGTAATATCTGAGTTGAATCCTTCTTAATACTCTTTTTATTAACTTCTGTTTTTAATATGTTTAAATACTCTTTAGTATCCATTGAATACTCCCTATTGAATTTTAATTATGTTAGCATTCTTTCCATATACCATTTGTTAAATATCCATGCCAACCTTTAAGGTGATCAGCAGTAGGATATGATACTCTAATAGATGGTGTTACTGTTATTGTCTTATCTTCATTCTCAATTATTTTCCAAACCTTATCATTGATTCTTCCAAAATGACCATTAGGAGTACATATCCACCATGTTCCATCTTGTAATGATTTTCCATATTCTCCTGGCAGGATTCCATCTATAGGATTTTCTATTCTTTTACCTGGAGTCTCTTTCATATTAACTTCCTATTGAATTTAATGCGAAACTTATTTAATTACTTTCTTAATTCATCTAATTTTTTTTCAATCTTTTCCCATTGTTTAGATATTTGTTCCGCTTCTGGGGATTTTCCTTTTCTTTGGTTTATAAGTCTTCTAAGTTTTGATTGTAATAGATTTGCTTTAGATGTTAAAAGAGCCTCTTCATCATATTTTTTAAACTTTGGACTTGATGGTGGTCTATATTTTGGTGAATTTAATATTGTATATATTCTATCTTGAGCTACTTCCATATTCTGTTGATTGTTATTTAGTTTTGTAATTCGATTTTTTATTTTTTTAATTGTATCTGGATTTTTAACTGTATTTAAAGAACTCTTAAGATTTTGAATTTTAGTTTTAACATCAAATATTCTTCCATTTAGTTTGCCCGCTGCAAAATGTAGTCTGCGCCATTTATCAGGATCTATTCCGTGTGCTTTTTTAATAACTCTGCTTAGAGCTTTAGATGCAGCATCTTCTTTTAACCATTGTAATTTTTGTTCTTTTAATTCCTGTAAGTTAATCATACGAAATCTCCCTTATGTTTCATGAAAATTGTATACAAATATAAAAATGGTGTTCATATATTTTCAACACCTGAAATCTTTTCAAATACGAATTTTAGTTGTAAATGAAAAACTAGTATCCCAAAAGATCTTTTTTCGAACTAAAAAATAAAAAAGCGCACATGGCGATCAACCATACCACAACTCATTAACACTCCTTGATTCAGAACGACGAGCGAATACTCCAGCGAACAACACCTCTCAACCTGCGTACATCTTAGGTATCTACTTAACTCTTCTTAATATTTCAAACTCAACATCAGGATTAGAAAAGATAACCTTGACTTCTAAGTCTTTTGGAATGACTTGTTTGAATTGTCTCCTTAGTATTTCTATGACTGCCATTGGAGCTCTCTCTTTTAACTTAACAATAAGAATATCTCCTTTTTCAAATTTCAATGTTTTTACTGTATCAATTAATTTATCATCATTCATGATTCATATACCCCTATTCCATATTGATTTTTATTTAGATACTGGTGCCATTGCTTTAGATTGCCATGCTAATTGTTTAACCCTATACTTATTTTGTATTGCTCGTAACTTTGATATTTTCTTATTGATTAATAAAGATTGAGATGGGTTTTGAATTCTTTGTCGTTCTAAGCCTTGTATCTTAGCATTCATATTATTTATAGCCTTTGGATATCTTGTTTGAATAGCTCCTGCAACTTTGGATACTTGTTCATTAGTCATTCTATCTACAAACTTTGAATATTCTATATATTCCATAGGTTCTATCTTACATTCATTTAATTGATACATTAAGATTGTTTTGATATATTCTTTTTGGTTCTCTACTACTGGTGGATTTGGTTTAGTTACTTGATGTAATCCCATACTTATAGCTCCAATTCCAGTAACTGCTTTAACTGGATGTTGTTGAATATATTCTTTTGCTTGACCTGCTCTCTTAACTATTTTACTTGCTATTTCTTTAGTTTGTGGTGTTAAGTTGGCAAGTTTGTTTCCTACTGTTTTTGGAAGTTGTTTCATGAATGCAGACATTGCTTGAATCTTACCATCTTGTAATTGTTTCATAATATTTAAATCCTTATTTATTCTTCATTAAGAATAGAATCTATAATCTCATCTAACTGAACATCTTCGTGTTTACATTCTGAACACTCATCAACATCTTTACTATTGTCATCTTGCTCTTCAACTTCGTTCAGTTCATTCATGATCGCATCGAAGTCTTCTTGTGTGATGTCTTCATTAACATATGCTTCAGCGATGATCTCTTCAACAACTGGTCTAAGTTCTTGATCAGTTTTTTCTTCAATATGTTTTCTTATCTTTAAATATTCAAATGGTTCAACATTGTCATTTTCTAATTCTGTTGTTAAGATTTCTAGCAAAAATTGTTTCATTGAATTCCTCCTATTAAGATGTAACGTATATCATTTATTTGTTCATGGAAACAAAATAGAACGGATCAAATTCCCTTATACTTAAACCAACTAGTATAAGGGAATTAATAAACAACGTACAAACTACATCATAAAGTAGAAGTCAATGTAAGTAATTTAGAATGTAGTTTAGTTTGTAATTAATTATGTACCTTCTAAGAAACATAAGGAAGAAAGCTATGTGATTAGTTTAGTAGGTAAAAGGATTGATTTAAATATCTAAAAGTAAATTACAAGTAAACTATAAAATAATTAGTTAATAAGTTTAAATAAATGTTAAGTAATTATTTAGTATATGTTCCTATATGAATTATAATTATCTACTTTTTATTTCTGTTAACATTTGACATAATAAATTGTAAAGTATTACTATGAGAAACTAATACTTCATTTGGTTTTAGTGCTGCCTTTCCTATTGTATCTAAGTTCTTATCAAAGTTCACTTCATCACTCACCACTGGATTAATCTCTATTCTTTGTGCCTTAACAAATTTAATTGTATCCTTAAACATTTCCTTTATGATTCCATCTGACATAGTGAGTTGTAGATAACCAATTCCTTCAAATTCAATTTTGATTACGTCAAGAAGTACTGGCAATTTAATATTAACTTCTCCAGTTTCTATTCTCAGTAAGGCAGGAAACGTATACATAAAACCACTAGGAAATGACACAATATATTCTATACTGTTTATATTGTCAACATTATTAATTCTATACGATAATTCCCTTGGTTCACATAGATTAATTATCATTTGGTTGTCTCCTTAAATGTTATTTAGATTGTTATCTAGATGTCACCTTAGAATGTTATCTAGATTGTTCGCATGAGGTGTTAGCAAGTTGTAAGAAAGTTTATCTTTCGGTAACACTATAAGAAACGACAGAATACCTATTTCTCATAAACAAGAAACAATCTCGCGCACCCTCTCAACCAATACCTAAACCCTTAATCTTATTATCCATTTTGGTGCCTAATTTTGACTAACTTTCGATACCTCTTAAACACCATTACACTACTATTTATGATCCATAATCAACTGCAACTATCCTCCCATCTACAATACCAAAGGAATCCATTTTAGCTTCAACAAATGTTAATAGATGGTCTGGATTCTCTCTAAATTCATCAATGTTAAATGTTTCAAATTGTTCTCTTGTTAATGGTGTTGCTCTTTTCATTACAACTAGAAATCCAAATGGAATATGAAATAGTATAGGACATAATTCTATCCATTTGGTTTTAGAAAATGTTACTTCTTGCATATTTGCTAATAATCCATGAAGAAATAATCTATACTCTGTTATCGATGGTATTTTTATTGCTATCTTACCAATAAGAAATACTATTCTAGTTGTACCATAACATATTTTCATTTGCTATTAACCTTATGAATCACTCTGTTTTATACTGTGAATTAACCATTTTTTGGATACCTAATAAGGTTTTAATATAACCATCAAAGATAATAACACCATCTAACATACCAACTCTAATTAAGTTAACTCTAGCTAAATCTAAATTATCAATAGCATCTTTTACATACTTATTGAAATTATCTTTATCTTCTCTTTTACTCATCTTTTATATCTCTCCATTCACTAATATTTTTGGTTGGAAAATGCCTATCAATATTATGTGATATTTCTAGCATTAATAAGATTACAACAGCTTGCCAACCATAAAGATAACTAGCCCATATTAATGCTGATACCAATAGGATTATTCCAATGACTTTAACAAATGAAGCAAATAGAACAATATCCATAGTTTAAAAATCCTCTATCTTCTTTAATAGTTCTTCATCTAATGGTTCTGGTTCATCATCATTATTACCTGATATACCTGAAAGACCTGATGATCCACTTTCTCCATTTAAACCTAATCCATTATATCCTGAATAACCTGAATATGATGAACTATGATCTGTTATACTACTACTAACTAATCCTGTATAGTTAGCAAAGGCTGTAGCTTTAAATTCTTGTTTCCATGACCAATCATTCATAACATACTTAGAGAATTCTTGTGGTGTTAGTAATATCTTTTTATCTTCTGAGAATTCTAACATGCTTATAATTAATTGATAATCTTTTTCATGATTAGTTGGTTCTGTTATACTTATGTAATTATCTATTTTTCTTTTATTTTTAACTCTGTCTAACATTTTGGTTAATTTCTTTTCTGCTAGTTTCCAATAGCTATCTACTGCTATTTTGTATAACTCATTATGTTTTTCTAAGTTCTTTTTAACTACTTCTAACAATTTAACTTTGTCTACTGTCATTTTTTCAATACCATTACTCATTGTACTATCTCCTTATAAATATTAAGTAATTATTAAAGAGTCTTAGATTTTTTTTATTGAATGTAAGAGTCTTATAGGATTTATGTCTTAGACATTTTTTGAATGTGTAAGAAACAAACAAGTATAATTTTATATTTTTATTATGATATTTCTAATCTATTAATTATATCATCAATAGCATTATTATAGTTTTGTATAGCTTCTGTTATATTTACTAATTGTCTAACTACTTCACCACTAGAACTAGTTTTATCAGCACCATTATCTGCTGTTGGTCCTGAGCATCTCATTACTGGAGCTAACTTATTGTATAAAATATTAATAAGATTACCAGTATCTGATAAATTTTGCTCAATTATACCAAGTTGATCCATGATTGATGGCGCTTTAACTTCTGCTGGACATTCTTGATTTTGTGATGTTACTCCTAATGGTTTTCCTGCTAATGATCTCATTTCATAATTCTCCTTTGTTTATTTTATATCCTTTAATGCTAATAGTATATCATATGGTTTGATAGCTCTTAAACAGCTTCTGGTTTTACATACCCAAGGTCTTCTAGAACCTTTGAATAATTCATCGTCTCCATATATTCCTTGAGGTCTACCACAATGCAAGTCATCTTGATCACAGCTATTTTCTGCCCATAAGTTTTTATTAAGAGCATGACCAACTATGTAAGGATTACTCCTACCTGTAATAACAATGCCATATTTACCTACAGCTGGTCCAACATGACTAACAAAGCTATCAATAGCTATAAACGTATGTGAATACTTTATTAATGCAGCTGTTTCTCTAACTGAGCATTTACCTAGTAATGATACATCAACATGTTTTATTGGTACATCAAACTCAGATCCAACTTGAATTATATGATAGTTTTTCTTTAGAATAAATGTTAATTCATTCCAATAGTCAATAAACCAATCTTTATTTGGTGTTACTTGTGTAGTTGGATTTACACCTGGTCTAGCTCCAGTTCCATGTATTACTATAATCTTTTTTGATTTGTCAAAAGTAGAAACAAACTTTTTAGCGTTTTCTACTTCTTGTGCTGTTAAGTATAGTTTAACTATATCATGAATAAATGGAATGCCATACATATAGCAAAATGCCATTGAAATTGGACCAGGAAATAACTTATGAACATTATCATAGTATAAATTTTGATTTAATACTGATCCAAAATGCTTTAATGTTTTAATCCATTTTTCATATAGGTCATGTGGATCTTTTAAATCATATAATACATCTATACTTGGATTATTAAATAATAAATCTGGATATGTTACCCCAACAATGATCTTCTTATCTGGATAGTATTGTCTAGCTGACTCAATCATTGGTGTTATACATATTGTGTCACCCAACCCTCCATCAAAGATAATTACAAATGCTTTATCTTCTGGCGGTTTTGGTTTTCCCATTAGTTCATCTATTGTTTTATCAGCTGTAATACATATTTTATCTTTAAACGGAATACCATTATCAGATTCATATATTACTTTAGGAATTTTATTATGAACTATTTTATCCATTTTATTTTCTGTTTTCCTTTTCATTAATAAATATATCAATTATAGCTAAACAGTCAGTTATTCCTGCAGCGTAATCAACTGAATATCCTCTATCATTTTCTTGCCAATAAATTAATAACTCGTTTAATTTATCTCTTAATTCATGTAAATCATTTGTATTTAGTTTTCTTCTTTCTTTTCTAGGTAATATAGAATCTAGTAAACTTCCTTTTATTGGATTCATAATGTTATCTTATTTTATTGTTTTTTTTGATAAATATGTCTGAACTAATATCTTGTATAAATTTTTTAATAGATTTATAAAATTTAACAATTGTCCAGTCAGCTGGAGTCTTCTTTCTAAGAATTAATCTAAACAAAGCTATTAAACCATCCCAAGGTAAAATAACAATTACACATGATATGATAATAATTAAAAATAATGGCCAGAATAATATAATTACCCATAAACCAAATAATTCATCAATGTTAACATCATGTTTAGCTTTATAAAATGCTGTTGCTATTACACCAATTACTATTGAAATTAACCATAAACACATAGTTTTTCAATTCTCCTTATCTTGGTAATGTTTTAGTTGAAATCATACTATAATCTTTTTCTAATTTATTTCCTCCATTAACATCTGGTAAAATTTTTACTCCAGGTACAAACGTTACAGCTTCAGCTATATTATCACCTTGTTGTGTTGTTACTTGTATTATACATCCTAAACCTGGTATTTCACATGCTTTAGTAGATTTCATCCAACCTTGTTCTTTACTACTAGCTTTACATAGTAGTTTAAACATATCACCATTACCAACAACTGTAAGGTCACTAATCTTACTTTTACCATCTTCAATGTTTACCACATCCAGTGCCTTTTTTTCTTTTTCGTGTCTTCTCCAACCACTATCTGGATTACTCATTATTCTCTCCTTTTACCATTTTAGATTTTTAGTAAGTTATTCTCCTATAATTCGTTTTTCTAATTCATCTTTGATTTTATCTCTTTTTTCTTTTAATTCATTAAAATCGTTCTTTAATTCTTTATCTTTTGGGTATGTTTTAATTAAGATTTTTAACTTCATCAGCTGGTCATCCATAGAATCCAACCTTCGAAGTTTATCTGTTAATTCAATACTTTTTTTAAATGACTTTAACGTTTCAACTGTATCTTTTTCTACTTTTTAATTTCCATTGTTTTTTTCTGATCAAGTTGCTGTACCTCTGTTGATTTAGCATATCTAGCATCAAATGCAATTATAGATGTAAAAACGCTTATTACAGCTACTATTGTTGTAACAGCTTTCCAGTAATCTTTAAATAGTTGCTTAATTTTTTCCATAATTTTATACCCTCTCTATTTAGTTGGATTTAAATATTTTTCACCTTCTACAGCTATGATATCGTTAACAGCTTTAAGAACATCTTTAGCTTTGATAGCTCGCATACATGTTCTTCTGGGACATACCCAACCTCTTTGAACACCTCTAAAAATCTCTTGATCCCCAAAATAACCCATTGGTCTACCACAACCTAAATCATTAAATTCACAAGAACCTTCAACCCAAAGATTAGTATTAATTGCGTGACCAGCTATAAATGGATTACTTCTTCCGTATAAACCAACACCTTTCTTACCAACAGCTGCACCTCCATGAACTATAAAGCTATCTACTCCGATATAAGTAAGACAATTCTTAATAAGTGCTAAACTCTGTCTTGGTGAACATCCACCTAAGAGGTAAGTAGTTACACCTGGTATTTGTTCTTCATTCCTTCCACCAATTTGAACAACATCATATTTTTTAGTTAATTCAGCAACAAGTTCCGTCCAACTCTCAAGAAACCAATCTTTATTTGGTGTTATCTGAACATCTGGATTAAAATTAAGTTTAGCTCCTGTTGGATGAATAATGATTACCTTTCTAGGAAATGATTTAAGATATTCCATTGCTGATCTATTCTCTTCGTCTGTTAAATATACTTTAATATTATCACCATGAAATGGAACACCATATAAGTGACACCAAATCATACTTAAAGGTCCAGGAAATAATTTGTGAGCGCAAGCATTATAAATATCTCTTTTAATTACACTTCCAAAATGCTTCAGTGGTTTAACCCATTTTTCAAACAAGTCTTTTGGATCATACAAACTATACAACTCATCAACACTTGGATTATTTAAAAACATTTCAGAATATGTTGAACCAACAATGATTTTCTTATCCGGATAAAATTGTTTAGCTGATTCAACCATAGCTGTAGAACAAATAGCATCACCCATTCCACCATCTTGTATAATAACAAACGCCTTATCTTCTTCTGGTTTTTCTTTTCCCATTAACTCAGAAATAGTCATTCCATTATAAACAATAGATTTTTTCTTAAAAGGATATTCTGTTTCAGATTCATATCCAATTGTTGGTATTTTTGTGTTTAAAGAAACCTTTTTTTCATCGTTTGACATGTTTTCACCTCAAATTTCTATTTTATTTTTGTTCTTAATTAAATTTTTAATTTCTTAAATATCATCTTTATCATGTATTTTCTCAAGATAATCTAGAAATTTACACCAACACTTATATAAAAAATTTAATGCTATTGATAAAGGAAATCCAACTAAAATAAGAAACCCAATAAAAATCCAAAAACTTGAAAAAATATAATGTAAAATATCTAGCATATAACTCTCCTAAAATTGAAGTTTGTTTGATTCAAAGTATGGTTTCCACCTTTCTAAATATTTATTCCAATTAGTCCAAAAAATATTTTCATATTTTTTTCTTTCAGTATTATGTGATGCATTTACTTTATGATGAACAACTACTCTTGGTTCATAAATTACTGAGTAACCCATTATGTTTAGTCGTGTCATTAAATCCGCTTCTTCAAAATATGCAGGTTTAAAATCCAAATCAAAATTTATGTTTTCTTTTCTAAGAATATCTAAATTATAATACGTATAACATCCATTTACCCATAACCTTCTTTCAACAAAGTTGGTTTTTGGATCACTTCTATGTAGTTCACAATAAGGATCTGTTATTTTACCATTTTCTACTCTTGTACCTGTATGAATAATTCTGTCACCATTATACTCAAGTATTTTTCCACCAACAACTACGAAGTTTGGATTAGATAAAGATCTCTTAACAGTTGCATGAAATGTTCCTTTTTCAATCGTAACATCACTATTAGCTAATAGTAAAAAGTCATGTTTATCTTGAGTTTTAGCAAATTCAATAATGTCATACGCAGTTTGTGTATAACCAACATTATTATGTTTAAGAATTAACATATCTTTTGGAACAGTATTCCATAACCAGTTTAACTCTTGTTCATCGCTTCCATCATCCCATAAAATTACAGAATAGGAAAAACCAGATACATATGATGTCATTAAAGAATTTAAAAAATTAACAACTAAATTCGTTTGATTTTTAAACGGAATAACTACTAAAACAAATGGTTTTCTCATTAATTTATCCTTTCTTGTATACTTTTTCTCATTAATTCACTCTGTTCATCCCAACTAAAAACTAATCCTTCAGATACTGGTGTTTTTGGATTCTTAAAGTAATTTATTGCTTTTTCAACAAATTTATCTTTATATTCTGGTGAATGTGAATCACCATAAATTAAATTTCCATTTATTCCTTCTTTAACTTGTTCTCCTAATGCTCCCAAGTTAGTTGTTATTGTCCATACTCCATTAGCTAACGCCTCTGTTACTGCCATACATCCTGTCTCAAGAAAATGATTTGGATATAACATTACTTTCGCTTGTTGTAATTCTTTATACAGTTGAAATTGATTTACAGGTTCATGAAAATAAACATTAGGTAAACAAGTTAATTCATTATATAAATTTCTAAGATTTTGGTCATCATTTTGCCTGTATAAACTCATTCCACTAAATATTCTTAATTCTGGTTCGTTTCCTGAACCATAGTATATATCTTGCCAAACATCTTTTAAAACATCTAATCCTCTAAATGGTGTTGAAGTATAAATTGCTATTGGTTTTCTATTTCCAACAGGATTAGCTAATTCTTTATTGTAACCATTTCTTAACAGCACAAACTCTTTTTCTGAAAATGCTTTAGAAATTGAATTTTTTGAATGATTACTGATTACAAAAAACAAATCAATGTTTGCTCGAATATACTTCTGTTCGTAAGCAACTTGTAAATCATGCTCATTCATATCATCTTGTGACCATACACACTTAATCTTTGCGTTGATAAATTCTTTTAAAAATGGTTGAGTTTCTCTTAATGAAATAAATGCATCCCATTGATTTAAAATAATTTCGTTTTTAAATTCTATATTCGATTTATACTTTACACCTTCATACTCATTATTTCTTATTGTATTTCCATTAAATATAACAATTTCATCATCTGGATAGTTTTTCTTCCACGTTCTTGTCATGTTAATTAATGCTGATTCACTACCACCTGTTCCAACTTTACTTAAGTAATCTCCCTCTAAAAACATTCTATTCGCATAAAAAGCTATTTTCACTTATTCCTCCCAATCTAACGCATCATATTTTCCAATTAAAACATAAAAAGCAATTTTTATGTTTTTAAATGGGTGAAAACCACCACATGATAACGGTCTTGCTGGAATCCATTTTCCATTTTTTCCTTCTCTTTGACAATCATTAATAGTATGAACATTAGAAGCTTTATATACACCTGGATTTCTCATTTTTTATCATCCCTTTCTACAATCAAATCTAATAGCAAAATCATCTGAGTCTGATTTGTCAGGGTTTAATACTAAATCAACAAAGCATGTTTCAACTAACATTTTTTGTAACATTTTTGTTGTATAAACTATTTCATGTTTTTGACCAAACTCAGAAGGATTTCCGTTATGTATTGTAAACATATCTTGCTCTGTTAGTTCCCCTTTTGCTAATTTTTCATCTGTATTATCTCCATTTGGAACTTCAACAATTAAAATACCACCAGGTTTTAATATGTCATACCAAATTTTAAGTGTTTTTTTACCATCTTCATAATTTAAATGTTCAAACACTTGAGATGCTAAAATTAAACTAACAGAATTATCTTGAAAATGTTTCTTTAAATCAAGAGTATTACATACAAGATCTGCTCCAATATCATCTTTAATATCTATATTGATAAATCTATCTAACTTCATATAGTAACAACCAACATTTAATTTTACACCTTGAACATCCATTTGTTCTTTAGTAAATGGGTAACATGTTCTGTTATACTCTTGTATCTTATTAATATCATATTTTGACATTAAAAAATCTTTAGCTCTTATTAATCCCATTTGTATTGGTGCTGTTTTTCTTTTTCCTGTAGTATCTTCATGATAAAATGGAAATTCAAGTCCTCTAACACCAAGTAGTTTAAAACCTTTCATACCACATCGATAACTCCAGTCTGTATCCTCATATCCCCAAGTTCCTTTTTTAATATTTCCAAATACACGATCAAATCCACCTACAATATCCCAAACTTTTTTAGATGTAAACAAACAAGCAACTGATACTACATAACATTTAAACTCATCAAACCAAGTTAGAATTGGACTAACTGCCCCAACATCTTGTTGTTCATGAAATCTATTGTATAGATAGTCAACCCAGTCTGTTGTTTGATTATATCTTCCTAACACTCTTGCGTCATCATCTATAAAACAGATATATTTAGAATTTTCGTTAGAAAAGTTAACTGCTAAATTTCTTGCCTCAGAAACAGAAAGTTCTTTGTCGGTTGAAGTTACTAAAATGTCTAAAACTTTAAATTCGTCTGCAACTTTTATTATATCATCTTTTGATTTTTCACTAGTATCATTATTAAAAATAATATACTCACAATTGTGGTTTGTATAAGTAACAATACCTGTTAAGAGCTCTCGTAAATCTTTGTGCATTCCATGTGTTAAAATGATTACAGAAACTAAATCATCTTTTTGCGGTTTTGGCAACCATTTTTCCATTCTATCTAAAAATATTTTTTCATCATGATCCCAGTTCGATTTATCTAGCATTTTACCGTTTGTTTCTCGTATACCACCGCTCATAGGGTGAAAATGATACGCGATGACATTAGGGTTAACGAATAGTTTGTAACCTTCCCTAAACAACCTATACGAGAAATCTGATTCTTCCCTATGTCCTACTGGAGAAAAATCTAAACAGTAGCCACCCATTTTTAATCCAGCAGATTTTCTATACATAAAACCAGAATTCAAATGTTCTACACTAATTGAATCTGTTCCTGAGTGAGTATTAATTTGTAAGTATCCGCTTAGGAATAAATTACCATGTTCATCCCAAAATACTTTTCCCAATCTATCAAAGTGTTCTTGTGTTATCTCATCATAATTAATATGTTGACTAGAAAGTGATTCATGAGGATTTAAGTAAACTGGACCAACAGCTCCAACAGTTTTATCTTTAAATGTACTTACCAATATTTCAATAAAATTATTAGATAACGAAACATCATCATCTAATCTAAGAATTAATTCTGTATTAGAATTATCTAAAATTTTTTGCCCAGAAATATGTGGACCTCTTCTTTCTCCAGTTATTAAAGTTACTTTATGTCCATTTTCTTCTAATAACTTAAATAAAGAATTAACTGTTGTATTACATTCAATTGTTCCTGGTAAAGAATCATTGATAATTAATACATCAAACTCTTTATATGTTTGATTTAATAATGATTGAAGTAATAAAGACAATTCAACTAATCTATCTTTTGTTGGAATTCCTACGGTAACTCGTTTATTTTCCACAGATTTTTTCCTTTCCGACTTAAAATGTTTATTATGAACTTTTTCTAAAAATGGTAACAAATATTTTTTCGTTACATTTTCCCAAGAAAATTCTGCTGTAACTTCCTTTGAAGCTTCTTGATAATTATATTCTGATAAAGATTTATAAATACATTCGTCAGAAACAGCATTCATTAGCGTTGACAAGTGATCAATGTTTACTTGGTTCCATTTCCCTAGTAAATATGGATGCTTATTTTCAATTTCTTCTTCATGATAATTCAATAAAATTAAATTGTATTTTAAAAATTCAAAATATCCATTAGTTGCTGTAGCAATAGTTGGAAGACCAGTTGCTAGTGCTTCAAAAGGAGTCATTCCAAACCAGTCAGCTCTGCTTGGATAAACATAAACATGGGCTCTATCAAAATACGTACTTATTTCATCTTGTCCTTGATTTTTCCAAATTAATTCAATGTTATTACAATCTGAGCATAATTCTTCTATTTCAGAACCACCATAATACATCATATGAGAATTAGCTCTTAAAATTAATTTATAGTTTTCATCATTTTGAAATAATCTTTTAAACACTTGAATTAGGTCTTGTGTTCCTTTTCTTTTAGATAGCTCTCCCGTATACAAAAAAGTAAATGGATATGAAAATTCTCTTTTAACAGGTTTAAATATATTTGCATCAATTCCATGGGGAAATAATTCAATTGGTATTGTTACTCCACATTTTTTCATTATTTGTCTGCTATAATCAGATGGAGTTAACATGTAGTCCATAAATTTATTACAAGATTCTGATGGAAACCATGCACCTTCTGTTTGATACCATCCTGATGAATCAGCTCCTGTATAACCAACGTTTACTTTACATCTTACGTTTGGATAAATGTCGGGATAAGAAAAGAAAATGTTAATTGAGTCTTCTCGTAAACCTTTTTGGATTGCTTGTTGTACTTCTGGAGGGAATGACTTTATATCATCGTTGGTGAGTTCATCTCGATTTAAAACGTTATAACCTACATCTATACCTAATTTTGTTAACTCTATAATGATGTTATTTGCAATAACACCTGCGCTTGTATAGTTATGTGCAAACGTTGACCAAGTGACTTTCATCTACTGAAAAATATCCTTTCTTTTTGTTTATGTTCTATCTAAAAAAATAAATTTCTTACTTTTCTACGTAAGGAATATATTTAAATCTCCTTATATTTAATACATTATTAACATGTTCTCGATTAATTTGATAAAATGATTTACCATAACCAGATGTCGTTACTTTTGCTTTATAACTATTAGCAGCAACATTATTATTTCCAAACCATAAATTAGGATTTCCACCATTCGTTGTAGTTTTCTTTCTATCTTGTAAAACACCTCCTAATCCTCCGTTATACGCTGAATCAGCAAAAGCTAATCTATTTAATTCATTATCTGTCCATTTAATACTATTGTAATGATTTCTATATTGAACGATTAATGCTCGAAGTTGATATTTTGGATTAAATCTATCGTTCCATTGCCATTTTTTTAATTCAGAATCAAATTTTTTTATTTCCATAAAATTATTAAATCTTTCTGTTCCATTTGCATTGTAAGCTATAGTTAATTGACCTAACCCAAAACCATATTCTCTAGATGTTTTTAATTGTGCTTGAGGATTCCAACATGATTTATGTTTTAAAGTAATACATGTTTCTTGTTCAACAACTGATGGAACTACAGATCTCGTTCGTAAAGTACTCCATTTCGAATCTAGTAATTCATTTATAAATGGAAAATATTGAATACTATTTTGAGGGACTTCAGGTTTTGGAATTGTTTTTTGTGCGGGAGGTATTGCTTTTGATGGTTCAGCAGGTTTAGTTGCAACATAAATTGTTTTTTTAGGAATTTCTATAGGTTTTTCTTTGTATATCGGTTTTTCTTCTATAGTAGTAGGCTTTGGTGTCGTTAATGAGCAACTAACTATTAATAAAATTATAAGAAGTAACCGAATTGTTTTCATAATTATTTAAACATAATTGCTATTGTTTGAAGTATTTGAATAAAGAACCAAAATGTTGCTGCTATGACAATTGCACATGCCATAGGATTATCATATACCTTTCCAACAAGTTCTTCGATGTTTAAATACGGAACAATGATTCTTCTAACAACTTGTGCAATAGATGCTGCTAATAAAACAACACCAATCGCAAACATTGCAACTTTTAAATCAGTAAAATCAGTACATAAAAGGATAAGAGCAATAGCTAACAAAGGTCCAACTCTTTTTCCTTCATATAAGAATTCTCTCATTAATCCGTACCTCTCAAATAATTTTTTAATAGGTTTACCTTGTACTACCATAATAACCTCCAATCACATTTCAAATGTATTCGATTTTTTGACCAGTTACATATATTGAACCTGCTTCTTCTATTCCATCATTGTTTCTATCTTTTAAAATTCCAATTTTTTTAATATTTTCAACATTTGTTTGAAGTTGTTTCAATGAACGATCAAAATATTTTTTATATAATTGATTTAATTCTAATTGTTCCATATTACCTCTTAATAAATAATTATCCACATATTGACGTCAAAGTCATAAACTGTTAATACTTGTAATTGAGTAACCGACAAAACACCATTAAAGTCAATAGAATCACTAGGATTAATACAACGTAACCATAATCCATAAGCAGAAAGATTTTTGATAGTATACGTTTTACCACTTCCAGTTGTAGAAGGCAAGTAAGCATTAATATCAACAGAATTTCCATAAGCAACAATAATTTGGTCAGTATCTTGGATGTAATAATCATCATTAATTAGTGTTCTAGAAAGATGAGAAATAGTTAAAACACCAGTACTATCAATAGATAATCCATCTCCAACAATAACAGCGCCTAATTCACTATATGTAGCAGGTGTATACACTGGAAGTACTCCACTATATCCACTATATCCACTAACACCTTGAGGTCCAACTAATCCACTGTATCCTTGAGGTCCAACTAATCCACTGTACCCGCTATAACCGCTATAACCATCAACGTAACCAGAAATACCAGAGTATCCACTATATCCACGTGAACCAGAATATCCTGATGTACCTTGTCTTGCTCGAAAAGGACTATTTGCCAATGTTGTGTCTCCTATATCAATTTATATTTTGTTCTAACTTAATCAGCAATCTTGTTTACGGTTAAAATAATTGAAGGACTAGCTGGTCTTGGAGGCGGTCCTGATGTTGCTGCAGTTGTTACCAATCTTAAACCTGTATCATCTCCATGCATAATCAATTCAAAATATTGATTCTCAGTAAATGTATTAATAAATGAAACAACAACTAACGTTTCAGTACTTGCGTTAGGTAATTGACAAACAGTATTTGAGTTTGCTACATTTTCACCATCAACTGCTAACCAAATACTTAATCTTTTTGCTGTTGTTCCTGTTAAATCTGCTATTGCTGAAAATGTTATTAAATATGTTCCAGCACTTGTCATTTTTACTTTACTACTTTCAACTGAAGTACTATGAACAAGAGCTTGTTTAACATCCTCATTATTAAATGTAACTGGATAATCAATTGATGTACTAGCTATAGTTTGATTTTCTGTAGAATTTAATTGGCATGCAGGTAAATTTAAATCATGACCAACTCGATAGTTTCCAGGACCAATATATGTTCCTAACATCGCTATTGGTTCTGAAATATAAGCTACATCTCCAGTAGCACCATCACATAAAATTCTAGCTTTCATTACTGTAGCTGTTTCAGGAACTACTCCTGTTATTTCCATCCATGTAAGTTCATTAGCTGGGCAATATGTATCTGAAACAACAAATTCAGTACTACCATCATAAGCTGATAATTTAATATTATTATCTTGTAACGCATATACATAACAACCAAATACAACATGTTTTCCTAAACCATCTCTTCCATCATTTGCAATTTCGTCAAAGTTATAATATTCTGCACCATCAGCACCTTTAACTAACTTTAATAGATATCTTCCTTTTCCATAACTACTAGATACATCTTCATTCCATTCTCTAAAACAGTCAAGAGTAGTTGTTTTACTATGAGTATCAGCTGCGTATGAGTCAGCAGCAACACAACCATGATGACATTCATCAACATAAACATTAGAAACTTGTATTGTTTGACCGGCTCCTAATGTTAAAACAAATCCAATTTTATCAGTTGTGCCAACAGCTTGCCACAATATTGAATAAGTTGAACCGGAAGTTTCTGTTCTACTTGATCGAATGATTGTTCCACCATTTTGTTCAACCCTTATTTTATCACCCCATCCTAGTGATCCAGTTCCATTTGTAATTGTAGCAACAAGTTTATACCTCTTGCCAACTGTTAATCCAGCTAAAGTATATTTAGCATATTGTGTTGTTCCACCAGTTTGAGTAATTAACAAATAAGCACCACCATCAGTAATATTACAATTAGTTCCAACCCAAGAAGCAGCTGAAGATCCATCTGTATCTGTAAAAATATTTGTAACATTAAAATCTGTTTGTCTTCCTGAACCTAATCCTTGAGTCAAACCTGAATTTGTCCATCTTTCAAAACTAGTATTTAATAATTGATTAAATGATGTTTTATACATTACTGCTGAAGAAGCAGTATGTTCATCAAAAGTTAAATGATAATGTTCGTTAGATGTTGAGTCACCGCCTTGAATTTCATTAAGATCATTATGATCTTGATCTACATCAGATATAGTTACTCCTGATATATTCCCGCCAGTAATTTCTACATTTGAAGGATCTTGTCCGTATAATTTTTTACTCATATTTTATTCCTCATTTTTATAAGATTTCCTCTCCACTCCATGTTCCTGACCAAGCTGGTTCTACTGTTCTCCAATTACGAACAATAAAATTATCAACCCATGAATCCTGACCAGATGTACCTGAACCACAAAAACCAAACGCCCAAAAAGCCTGATTACTCATACCTAATCCGGTAACTAAATTAGTACCTACAAGTAAATCAAATGTATGAGCAGTAAAATTAATATTTCTTAACTCGAAATAATTCCATGAATCAGCAGTAATTGTTTGTCCTGTAGCCACCCATGAAGTAATATAATTTAAAACTTGTTCGGATGAATTTACATTAATATCAATACGCCAAGTAGCGTTACCATGCAATATTCTAAATACTGTTGAAGCTGTTTCTTTATATCCACGACATTGAATAGCATAAATATTATCTACTGTACTTTGAATAGTATGAGCGACAGGAGATGTACCTCCAACTAATTTCATTGAACGTGTACCACCATATTTCTGTTCAGTAGAAATATGACAATGTGGTGTAGCTTCTGTCCAGAATCCACCTACATTATCACCGTCATTTCCTCTTTCAAAATCATCAAATTTAATAAATGTATTTGTTCCATTGCTATAAGAAGAAGCTCCGGAATTTCCATAATACATATAAATTCTTGTTGCTGTTGTAAATATTTCATCAACTTTAATCCAAACAGTTGCTAATTGATTTGGTGTTGTCCCTGTGACTGATTCTATAAAATAAGGAAGTAATGTTTTTCCATCCAATTTTGTAAATCTTAAGTCGTTAAATGAACTTAAACATTTTCCACCACAATCAACTTCTTCTCCAGTAGCACCAGAACTTTCACCAACTAATAACTTCATTTGATAATCAGTAATAGCTCCAGATGCTCTACTAACAGTAGTAGATTTTCTATATTTCCAACTATTCAAAATTGCATTATTAAATGCATCAGATCCACTTATTTTTTTCATTTCAAGATCATTTACATGTTGATTTAGTATTTTCATTCTAACCTCTTATGCAAATGTTAAATCGCCATCTGCACTAACAACTTGTAATGAGGTAGTTGATGTTACAATTAAAGTTACACACCCTCGTTTACTTGCAGCTAATGACAATGTTCCACCTGATGTTGTTGCTTGTCCTTCTGCATAAATATAAACACTTGCAGGACAATCAATAATTACAGCACCAGCTCCTGTACCAGTCTTCATAATTGTAAATCTCTTAAATTTATCACCACTAGCTGGAGCTGCAAATGTTACTGTTTGGTCAGATGAATGATCTAAATACCAAGTTTTTGGAGTAGAAGACAATTCTGCAAATGTAATAGTAGTTGGTGTAGCAGTTCCTAAATCAACACCATCAACTCCAACTTCAATAGTAATAGGAGACATAAATACTGCCATCGTCTTAGCAGTTAATCCAAATCCAACAACTTGAACTATAGATGCATCTGTTACTGGAGCAGTTTGTGTTAAACCACCAGCACTTTCAGAAACATAAATAAGTCCTCCAATTGTCCAATTCCAATCATCATATCTTATTACAGACCAATTAATTAAAAAGTTTCCAAAAGAATCACCAGTAATTCCTGCTGCGTCTGCAACAATCGCCATACAAGGCATTGTAGTACTGGCGTTCGCATCTGTTTTATACCATTTACCATCTGATTTTAAATAACATGAATCTGCAAATGCTAATCCTTCTCCAGCTTGTAAACTAGCAATATTTCCTGTTACTGTCTGATCAGAAGCTGGAACAACATCCCAAGTAACTTTTCCTGCATCTCCTAAAACTATTTTTGTAAATTCTGCATTGTCAGGGTCTAATGAATATATTCTTTTAGTCATATTTTATACCTTTGTTTCTATTTATAATTTTTTATGTTACAATTTTTCTTCTACTATGGGTTCTTTAATTATTTCTTCTATTTTTTCTGTTTCTCTAGAAGCTACAACAACTGCTATCTTTTCATCAACAACAATACTTATATCGTTTACAATTGTAGGTTCTAAATATAGTTTGTTTACAACTACTTCCGTATTCATTCTTATCAATCTTTTATTTCCCAATTCTGCATATTGGTCAATTCTCCATTGTAGATATTCTTCTACGGTTCTGATATTATGAGTAGCTTCTTCTACTATGCCTAATTCTTGTTCATCGGTTAACGTGATTGTATGTTCCATATATTTATCTCCTTATTAATTAAAAAATCTTATATTGATATGAATCAGCATTGTATGAAAATGAAGTGTCTTTGCTGACGAAATTCTGACTACCCCCGATAGCATCTAAAATCGTAACCCCCTGATTCGAAGGGGCGGTGACGGATTTAAAGGAATAATCACTCATAGCAAAATCGCCAGCACGATCAGTATATATCTGAATAGTGTCGCTGTTGTTAGTTACAATGGTAACATATTTTTGGTTTAGTCCTGACTGTGCAACCCAACTCCATTGCGAATGGGAGCTATCATACCCAAAGCCGACATAGTACGGCAAAGAACCGGAGTTCAGCGTAAATGTTGCTATAATCTTATAAAGCCCGTATTGCGTTAATGTCGCCACTTCCTTATAGGCGAT